TCCAACACAGTGCCCTTGGTGGCTCCAAGAGCAGCACCAAGTGCCGTGCCAGTAGGCAAAGTAATGGTTACAGCGGTGGCTGAAGTTACTGTGATGTAGCCGGTCGCAACTTGTGCTGCAGAGGCTGTAGCCGACGCATTTATTGCGACGGTTGTGGGGTGGTTCTGATTAGTAAAAACCAGGTTGGTGGTCGTCAAATCGGTTACGCTGGTAGTGGCACCGAAAGTAGCGTTAACAGTGACAGTGCCAGTACCGGGGGCTACAGTGATGGTCTGAAAGCCGTTTTGCGATCTAACTGGGCCGGAAAACGTAGTATTTGCCATTGTGCTCTCACATGCGAGTAAGCATATCTGTCTGCATGTCGTCAGCCGGGACTGTCAGATATGCCGGAAACCCCGGAATAGAGTAACTATACACCGTATTCACAAAAAGAAAAGGCCCCTTTCGGGGCCTTTTCAGTGCGAAGGAATTTAGGCTCCAGGAGAACCAAAAATACCACGCCAGTCGCTGAAGCCGAAGCTATAACGCTCACGAGCTTTGTAGCGCACGTTACCAGTGTCGAAGTCGCCTTCGAAACCAGTGCGGATTGCAACGCGCTCGAACATCTTCATGCCATTAGGAGCGTCAGTCTTAAGGAACCACGCATCAACGTCAGTCAAGAAGTGGTTGACGGTATAACCTTGCGGCACCATCCCCATGTTCCTGATTGCGTTGATGTCGTTGTCCGCCGTGCCAACACGAAGCGTGGACTTCATGATGCGGTCAGCGGTAAACATCAACTCTTTTGGAATGATCAGCTTAAGACCCTGCATGGCGATCTTCAGGCCACGTTCGTCAGTGAACGCAGCGATGTCGATCAGGGCCTGCTCAAGCGAAGTCTCGCTCAAGTCGGCATCCACAGCCAAACGGTTAGAACCGTTAGGGCCGCCCAGCGTTGGGTGAGCCGTTGAACACAATGGCTGGCCGTCGCCACCAATCGAAGTCGTAAATGCACCGTTCAGAACAGCAGCACCTTTAATCTGCTTGGTCTGAGCCATGGAACGGGCCAGGGCTTTGGTGTAACGAGCCGAAAGACGGTCGTACAGGTTGTCTTCCACTGCCTCTTCAGTCAGAGAAAACGCCAGCGCAATCGTTTCGTGGGTGTAACGAGCAGTGAAGACTTCCTGCGCCTGGTCGTAGAACACGCCAGAGCCCTCAGTCTTAACCGGGGCCGTTGCAAAGCCCGAAAGCATCACTTCTTCTTCAAACGCACGATCCGAAGATTCGATGTCATAGATTTCGAGATGCTCGTTCTCGTAGTTCTTGTACTCAAGGCCAAAGAGGGCGTTTAGACCCGGCTCAAGCTCTTTCGTAAGTTGGGCACGTGAAATTGCCATGATTAAGCTCCAAGTCCAGCCACGCCAGCACTTCCGTACTGATGCGTGTTGATTTTAACCACCAGAATCTCATAGGCACCAAACTCGTTGTCGACGTTGTTGTACAACCCGACAACCTTCAGTGCCAGAGTGCTGCCCTTTCCGACGTTAGCCGAGTCAATCGTCATGTTCGACACGCCGGTCGTCGTGCTGCCCGTTGTGCCAGTCGAGATCGGTGCATTGAAACCAATCTTGGTCTGATCAATCGCCGTGCTGCTGGTCGACTGGATCAAGAACAACTGACTTGGGTCGTCAATCACGTCCGCCTGAATGATTCCTGCGGTAATGTTAACGCTGCCAGGGTAGTAGTTACGCCACACTTGCTTACCAGTTGTCGGGTCAATGTACGTACAGCCGTTGAACACGCCAACAGCCGACGAGTGACTTGCCGCAACAAACTTAACGATATAGCCGTCAAAGTTGGTGACTAGGTCACCCAAAAAGATTGCCCCGGACTGGTTATCAGCAATCTGATACCCGTACTGTTTCTGTGCACCAGTAGCGGACAGGTTGCCCATAGGACGCAGACCAAAGGGCTTATTTACGTTAGCCATTTGTCAATTCCTTAAAAAAGATTATTCCCCGGATGGACCGGGGCTACCAAAAGTAACCCGAGACTGACGATCAGGACTTTGAATCCGCATGCTGTTATGAGCATTACTCTTCAAAAGCTCATTGTCAATCGCTTGAACCTGATCAATGGCTCGACGGTGGTAATACGCCTGTCGCTCATCAACTGTTTCCAAAGGAATACGGGCTAACAGAAGACCTCCCACACTGATAATTCCAGCGTGTCGGCCATCTTCCACTGTGGGAACAGGAAAGTCTGGATACTCGTCCGAACGAACAAGTTCATAACCTTCACGGACTTTCGCGGCAACATTCATACGGTCTTCTTGACCGCCTGCATATGCCCGAATCCATCTGTGTTTGTATCCCGGAGGAGCAGGAGGCGCATCAAGTCGTGACGGTGGTGCCCAAGGTTTCCGGCGTGCAGCCTTCTCACGGGTATCCGCAGAACGCGCTTCACGATTAACGGGTGTAGTTACCTTGTCCATGATCAATCCTTGACGTATTTGGCATATTCCTCAATCGGAACGCCGAGTTTTTTCGCAATTGCTACCTGACTTGCAGTCAACTTAACAATGCGGCGTGCATTATTCACCCCAGAAGACCGGGTTGCAGGTGCCACCGTTTGCACGGTTCTAGTGGTCCTGTCCTTGTTAAATCGACTTGGAAAAGACGACTTAAGTCTACGATCCAGCTCATCATAATACTCATCCGAGCTTCCGTCAAACCCCTCAACTTCAATTAATTGACGGTGAATGCCCCAAGCGGCAGATGTAAGCACGGTATCACGCCCATACCACGAGTTTTTATCTACCCAATTAGCCGCTTTTTCATCCACAACAGGCCGCGCCTGTTGAACTGGCTGCTGCGCAACTTGTTGCTGCTGATACGTCATCTGCTGCTGATAAGCCTGACGCTGCGCATTAGCTTCAGCAATTTGACGCTGCTCATGGATCAAGGATGTCAAACGAGTACTGGCTTCAATCTCCGTCTGAATATCACCCTCTTCCCGCGCTTTTTGCATAATCTGCTTAAGCGCAACAACTTGGGTTTCTACCCGACCACTGGCTTCATGCAACCGCTCTTCATCCGTGCGAACAACCGTGCGCTCTAACTGCTGCAACTTTGCCTGCATACCTTGCGCTAACTGAATCGCCGCCTGCTCGCGACGTTCCGTCTCGCGCAAACGAGCCGTCATCTTGTCAATACGCTTCTTGACTTTATCGCTGTAATCGTCAAGCTCATTCGGAGCAGCGTTATCAACGATTGAAGCAGAAGTATCTTCTCCTTCATTTTCCGTCACCGCAACCGACATCGGCTGCTCGTCCTCTCCGACGTTGTAATCTAACTCTTGATCTGACATTGTCTACTCCTTACATGTGCAAAATGTCATCGGGGTCTGCAATCACACCCAGAACTTCATCGTCGTTAATAAACCGAATCTCGCCTCCATCAATAGGAATGCGCGCTCCGGCATAACGTCCAAAAATAATCCACTCACCCTCCACGCACCACGGTCCGGTAGGGAATTTGGTTTCGTCTGAGTAAGCCAGGCTGCCCATTTTTAAGACATACCCGCAAACGGTATTTAAAACCGTGCGTTTCTGTGTTTCTTCCGCAAGGACAATCCCGCCTTTTGTCTTGTCTGCGCCACGATAAGGCAGAATCGCAATCCTCCAACCTGATGGTTCAGGGATTCGATCCATTACAGCCTGCGGAATCTTGTCCGGGTCAAAAACCCCGTCGACATATGCATCATCCAACACGGGCTCTTCAGCTTCAGCTTGCCATTTGCGCTCTAGCGCAGTAATAGGCTCATCCATACGACCTCCTTGGGGTTAAAAATCAGGATCTTTGCGGCTAAGTAAAGACTTGACCGCATCTTCAACAAGATTCAAACCTTCCAGACGGCCCATCATGAAGCGATAGCGTTCCATGTCGGAAATGCCACCACTCAAAATGATTGCCTCAGAGTCCGCTTTAAGCTTTCTGATTTCTTTCAGCACAGCTTCTGTAAATTCAAGCATGGAAACCCCATGAAAAGCAGACGGAATGAGCCCCGTCTGTAGGCTTGCGTCAATTAGTATATACCAACAGGATCATTGCCGTCACGTTTACGAATCACCTGTGCAGGACCATTTTTGCCCTTTTTCAACACTTTCTTAGGCGCATTACTAGGATTGTTCTGTCCAGCCTTGCCATAAGCTATTGCCGCAGCTTGCTTCACAGCCGCTGCCGTGCTCTTTGGCTTGCTAGTTCCAATCTTTCCCTTCTCTTTAAACGTACTCACCAACTCACCAATGTTTGCACTGATGGTTTTTTGGCTTTTTCCAGATTTAAGAGGCATTTTGTGGCCCTTGCTTTTGATTTGTGGTGATATGGGTGCGCTCTCTAGCAATTCCGCCCCTAAACTGAGCAATATTCTCTTGTGAACGCATTCTCTCTTGCGCAACTTGCGCATTCTGCTGCATTTTTTGCTGATCCAACTGCAACGACTGCGCTTCCAAGGCCAACTTCTGCTGATCATTCTGCGCACGCTGCGCCAACTCCTGCTGCTTCAGCTCAACCAAAGGATCTGGCGCTTCAGTTCCAGAAAGCTGATCCTGCATGTCCTTGCTCTGCTTCAAGAACTGCGCAACCTTCAACGCAATCATCCCCTCTTTCTGAATCGCCGAAACCATCCGGTCAGGATCAACGCCATACGCCTGGAACAACTCCGCTTCCACCGTCTCTTCCGCTTTCAGCTTAATGTGCTCCATGATGTGCTGCTGCAACGCAACCGCTACACCAACATTTGCCTGAACCGTGGGCGACATCCCCAACAACAAGTGCGCAGCAATGTGCGCATCATGCTGCTGACCAGCAAACGCCTTCAACCGCATGCTATTCAAGGCATTTACGTTCTCTGTCGCCGGATCTTTCGGATACTGCGCATTCTGCGGCTTCAACAACCCATCAATATCACGCACATTCAACGCCGCATACACCCGATAGTACGCCTCGTACATGTCATGCATCTGCGGAGCACTCTGCGCTAACTGCAATTGCGTTTGCGCCAGAGTGATTCTCTGCGTGGTCGAAAATATGTTGGGGTCAGATACCGGAAGGACCGAAACCAAGCTATTAAAGTCCTTGCGCTTGATCGACCGACTTGCTCCAGGGACGTCATACGGGTAATCATCCGGCAAATAATCAGCAAAACCCTCCGCTAAAAGCTCAAACTCCATCGCTTGCGCATAATGCAGCCGCTTATGGATCGCGCTCATCACCATGGACCCACGCTCAAGCAACGCCATCGTCGTTCCTACCTGCGCATTCTGATTCCCATCCCCAACCATCATGTCCGCAGTACTGGCCAACCGCTTCCCAGCATCAACCAAGAACCCCAACAACTGAAACAACGTCTGACTCGGCTCCTTGTACGGCAACGGCAACAAAGAA